TGTTTCCATCTCATCGGCCAATGCCTTGTTCTCGTCCCGGGTGCGGCGCAACCCTTCGTTTAGCGCCTCGACAGACAGCTTACCGCTGGCGCCCAACTGCCGGATTTCAGCCTGGGTCCGGCCGGTGGCCTCGGCGATGCCCTCTACGATCGACGGCGTCGCGGCCATGATCGAAGCCCAGCCATCGGCTTCGACCTTGTTCTTCATCAGCGCCTTGGACCACGCATCCATGGCGGTGGTGGCTTGGTCGGCGCGCGCGGCGTCGCGAACCAGCGCGTAGGAGAACGAATCGGTGATGTCCAGGACGTCGGACGTGGTGTAGCCGAGATCCCTGAGCGTGTCAGCCGTAGCCAGGTAGACCTCTTGAGCCTCGCTCAGCGCCCGGAAGGTGCCGTTGGCGGTCTGCAACAGGCGCTCCTGCACCATGGCGTACTCTTCGGCGCTGCTGGTGGCGTTCCGAATGCGCGAGGCCATCTGGCCGTACTGGTCGGAAAGCTCGATGACCGACTGGAGCGTCCGGAGCGAAAGGTAAGCGGCAACGACCCGGGTCAGCCCGCTGTATGCCGAGGTTTGGGCGCCGATCTGCTGGTTGGCCTGCCGCACAGCCCCAGCCACCCTGGTCATGCGGGTCTGCAACTTCCCAGCAGTCGCATCGGTCCGCTGCATGGAACCCTGCATGCTGTCCAGCGAGCGATCGGCGGCGTTCGCACCGTTTACGAGGCTGGAGGTATCCGCCTCGACGGTGTAGTAGATGCTGCCGACATTCTCAGCCATCAGGGTGCTCCTTTCGCCCGCGCCTTGCGCTTGGCCTCGATCTTGTCGAACCACTCCATCGTCGCGTCATGCTCTGCCGCGGTCGGGGCTCTGGCGCCCGGAGCGTTCGATTCGGTTGGGGGGTATTTCGCGTGCAGAGCGCCGATCAGGCCGGTCATGGTCATGGACCAGGCTTCGCGCTCGCTCAGCCCCAGGTGCGCTATCGCCGTCGCGACGTACTCCCGCGCAACGAATTCCCCCGAGTAGTTCGGCTCTTCGTCGTGGCGCCGGGGGAGTGGCGGAAGCGCTCCTGTGACGCCGTGCTTCAGCAGGCAGCGCGCGAGAGGCACAAGGTGCTCGACGTCCGCAGTTCCTGGCTGGTAGACCAGATTCTGGTCGTAGTAGCCAAACACGTCGGACAGATCCTGCTCACTACAGGCCACCACCACGGCCAGGGCGTCGGCGAACTGGTCCGCCTGGTGCTTCTCGGTGATCGGGTCGCTCATGACTCGCGCGAAGACGTCGACAATCTCGGCCGGCGTACCGAGCTGGGTCATGGCGTACAGGGACGGCCGCAGGAGAAAGCACTCCCCCGAGGCCGTGTGTACGCCTATCTCACCGATCTCGGTGAGGATCACGGTGCAGTGATGGTTACCGGAACGGTCACGCTGACCGAGGGACGTGCCGCACTGGTGATTTTCACCGTGGTGGTGCCCACATCAACGCCGGTAACCAGGCCGGTAGAACTCACGGTAGCAATCGCCGGCGCCGCACTTTCGTAGACCAGGCCAGGAGCCGCGCCAGTCGGAGATACAGCGGCGGTCAGTTGCTGGGTCGCGCCTTCGGCGATCGACACAGAGGTCGGCGAGACGGTGACGCCCTGCACCAGCGGGATGACCGTGACGGTTGCGGTATCGGTAACTCCAGGGGCGACGCTGGAGGCAGCGGTGATCGTGGCGGTACCGGCCGACAGCGCGCTCACCTCGCCGGTAACCGTGTTCACTGCGGCCACGGTCGGCGCACTGGAAGTCCAGCGCAGGCCTTGCGGAGCGCCAACAGGCAGCACGACGCCCTCGAAGTTGAAGCCTTCGCCAACGGTAAGCGAGAGGGTCTCCGGCACGACCTGAATGCTGGTCGGGTCCGGCGCATCCGCGTCGGGGGTATCCTCGACGATCAGGCCGAAGTCGGAAGCGGTCGCCGAAGCCTCGAAGCTGTAGGTGGTGACATCGTCGTACGGCGCGGAGCGACTGAGGTTGCTGATGAGCATGAATGCGGTGAAGGTCAGGTCCGGGAAGGTCATGCGCATCCAGACAACAGGCTGTCCGCCGGTCGCGTCCGGCTTCACGACATGCTTCGTCAGGTCGATCAGGTTCTGCGCGCCGGCACCGGAGGCCTTCACGGTACCGTCACCGGAAATGGTCAGCGTCTGGAAACTGGCCAGGTTCTCCCGCAGTGCGCCAACCGAGTCGGAATCAGTCGCGTCGATGGTGTCCCACTCGACGGTGAATTCCTTCGTGCGGAGCGACCCGAAACGGCGCCAGTCATTCTCCGCCGGCAGCGCATCGCCGCACCCGATGTAATGCTCGAGCACGACGTCGCGGCCCGGAAATTTGAGCTTCTTGCAAGCCATGTCTGGCCTCCTGATTAATAGAGAACTTCAAGGTCCAGGCTGTACCAGGCCCGGTTTTCGGTGGTGTACCCAGGCCCGATCGGCTCGCCGATTGCCCGAACAGATGCGGCGCCACAGGGGACGCTGTCACCAAGCGCTACCTGCGCCAGGGTCTCGATTGAGTTGCCGACGTCGACAACGTGTTTCCGGACGCCCTTCGGGCCGAGGAGGATCACCTTGAACCGCAGGCGACGAATGTCGACCTGGGTCGGGGGACCGCCGGTTTGCTGGATCGCTGCGATGAATGCCGAGTCGAGCGAAGGGTGGTCGACCCACATCCCGCGGCTGTACTGGTAGCCCTCGCCCAGGATCGAAGCCAGCCAATCCTGGAAGGCGTCGTAGGGGGTCATACGCGGTAGGTCCTGCGAAGGATGGCCGGGATAGCTGGAATGATCTGGTCAAAGCCCTTCGTGAGAAATTCAGGCTCCGCATTCGGGTCCCAGTAGTCCCCCCGGCTAGGGTCGTTCTCGTCCCGTGGCTGGCCGGCGAGAGTGCCTGGCGCTTCGTGGACTGCTGCTGCGTAGGCAGCGGTGTAACCGACGCTACCCTCGACACCGTTGGGGCCAACAGTGATCTGTGGGGCCGTTTGGCTGTTGACCAGAGTCGATGTGTCGATCGGTGTCATGGTCTGCGCCATTGTCGCCCCCTGGCTCAGCACCTCATAAACAGCGCGTTCGGAAACGCCGCCGGCGATGTTTTCGACAGCCACACGAAGATTCCGCCGCACGCGGTCGATGCCTTGGATTGCCATGTCAGGTCACCAGTAGAAAGTCCGGCTGCTCGCCGAAGAAGCTCATGTCCCAGTTCGTCACCGAGCGAATCTCTTCCCAGCCGTTGGAGCCGTCGAACTGGAGCAGGTCCAAGTACTTCGGCCGGCGGTCTTCGGTGAATATCTGGTGCCGCGATACGAACTCAGCCCCCCGCGCTCCAGATTGCCCGCCCTCCTCCCGCATCTGCTCGCTCTTGGCGGTCCAGGTGCAGGCGATTTCGTACTCAGGGCCGTAAACGGCCTCCTGAGTCGAAAGGTCGAAGTGCAGAAATGGCCGAACCGTCGCCGTGTTGGTGTAACTCCAATTCGCTGTCGTGCTCATGAGTCACCACACATGCAGCCGCCTCGTGCGATCCAAAGGCCGCCATGGGCGGTTTGGGTTGGATTCGGCGGGATCAGTCCCGTCGCACATCCGTACTTGTCCAGGGCGTTCAGCAGGGCCAACTGCGCCTTCCAGCGATCAGCAAAGGCCTGGTAGCGGAACGATCGAGAAGCGCCGGATGGGGCCGTCTGGCTGCTGATGTACTTGTCGGCCTGGGCCAGCGCAAACAGCGCCAGCAGGTAGGCCTGAATCAGCAGCGCGGTCGATGCCGGGTAGTGGGCATCCAGGCAGTCCTGGATCTCCTGCAATTGCTCCACCCACGCCGCGAGGATGAAATCGGGCACGTTGTCGATGCCCTGGCTCTGCAGGTACTGCCGGGCCTGTTCAACTGTGATCATGTCCGATTCCTGGAAGAAGAAGGCCCCATTTCTGGGGCCAGAAACGACGAAGCCGCCCGCAGGCGGCCTCTCGTCACGCACACTTGGCCGGGAACAGCTTCGCCAGTTCGCCCTCCGGCAGCAGGGCGGCAAGCGCTTCCTCGCCCTGGCGGCCATCGAACTCGATCTTCAGCTCCTTCAGGCGCGCTTTGATCAGCTCGCGGCGCTCGCTACCGTCCGGGATCGCCGGGGTCAGGGTGCCGGCCTGGGCCTTGGCCTGCTCCCGGATACTCGCTGCTTCCGCGTTGGCTGCGGCGATGATGCCTTCGGCCTGGGCCTTGGCTTCGTCGATCATGGCATCGACGGATACACGCGCTTCGGCGAGAGCTTGCCTGGCCGCTTCGTCGACCTGGGCCGAAACGTCCAAGGTCAGGCTTCCGTTCCTGAGTGCGCCAACCTCGCGCACGTTCGGCAGGAGCGCAGCGGCAAGTGATTCGAGCTCCAGCACCTGACCCTTGGAAACGCCGTTCCAGGGCTTGATCACCTCGTATTTGGGCATGTCGTTCTCCTTACGCCAGGTTGGCGCCGTAGATCACGCCGGACAGACCTTCGTCGTCCTTCTTCACCTGGATGCCCATGGCGCTCATGATCTGGAAGTTGTAGTTGACCTGCGGCAGCTGGCGCGGCAGCGGCACAACGCCGGTAGCCATGCCGACCAGCGGGGTGACCACGTCGCGGCGGCGCTGATAGCCCAGGAACTCGTTGCCCGACAGGGCGAAGGTCTGGCGAACCGCGCGCGCCGGGATGAAGCGCATGACCGCATCGAGCACGGTGCCGGCCACCACCGCGTTGGCACCGCCGCCCATGGTGATCATGTAGGGCTGGGACAGGTTGGCGTTGATTTCCGGGGAAACCCAGAGAACATCGTAGGCGTCCACCTTGTTGGCACGCGCAGCTTGGCCGAATGCGCCTTTGGTGAAGAAGTCGATGATCTGCTGCGGCGTGGCGGTGGTCAGGTCGATGTTCGCACCGCCGGCGCCGGAGCCCAGGTTGACCTTGATGGTGTTGCGGTGATTGCGCAGACCCTGAGCCGGGTAGTTCTCGACCTGGATGTTGGTGGCGCCGTCCAGGGTGTAGGCAACGATCCGCTTGTTGAACTTGCGGAGCTTCGCAGCCTGCGAGTCCAGAACCAGGTCGATGCCGACGGTGTTCATGCCGGCGGCATGGCGCCAGTTGACACCGTAGCCGGCGGTGAACACCGGAATGGGGTCGCCATCGGAGTTGTACTCGGTGTGATCGAAGGAGTACGGGGCCTGGCCGTCGATGCTCACCGACACGTCATCGGCGATGTCGCCGACCACGTTGTAGAGCTTGGCGGTCTTGCCGATCGGCAGCACGGTCTGCACCTGCAGGAGATCGTTGACGATCTCCATGCCGGTTTCCTGGTTGCGGTACTGGATGATCTGGGCGTCGACCTCGGCCCAGAACTCACGACCCAGGCCGGCGAGCGCGTTGCAGGCCAGCATTTCGGGGGTCATGGCGCCGCGGTGGCGGGTGATCATCGCAGCGTTTTGGTTGTTCCAGATGTTGCGGTTGGCCTGCAACTCCTGGTAGTGGCCCATCAGGCGAGGATGGGCGGCGATTGCTTGCTGGGTGAGGAACATGTGTCCGTACTCCTATTAGGGCGCCGGGGCGGCGACACTGCCGACACGGAAGCGGATGCGGATGAAGTCGGTTTCGCCGGAGGCGATGACTGCATTGTCCTGGCTGTACCCGAGGACCGTGTCGGTATCGCTCGACGCGATGGCACCCTGGCCGCTGGTGCCGAGTTTGATCGGCGTGTCCTTCTTGTAGGTGCCAGCCGGGCATAGCACGGCGAGCTCGCGACCCTCTTCGACGTAGTTGCCCACGGCCGAATGGCCGGCGGGAACCGCATCGCGGATGTTGAGTCCTTCGTGGTGAGCGCAGTCGATGACGTAGAGGCGGCCAACGCTGGCGCTTGCCTGGGCGAACAGGTCGCTGCCATTGATCACGGCGAACGTGCCGGGCAGGAGTGCCGCGGCGGTCTTGCGGGTTTCGGTCTTGAACAGCGACTTGCCGTCGATGTTCACGCGACGATAGCGAGACATGGCTTACTCCTTCGGCAGGTTGGCGATATCGGCGGTGAGTCCGCCTTTGTCGCTGGCAGCATTGGCGCCCAGCGGAGCGGATTCGCCGCACTGCTTGAACATTTCCTTGAGCGCGTCGCCGGCCAGGCTGTTGGCGATGACCTCGCCAAACTTGGCCTTGACCGCTTCGCGCATGCTGTCTTCCTCGGCGCGCTGGTTGGCGGTCAGCGTATCGGCCAGCGCCTTGTGATTGGCGACCAGGCCGTCGACCTTGTCGGCCAGGGGCTTGATGATGGTGTCCGCCAGTTCCTTGATGGCGCTGGAGGTGTTGGTGCCGATTTCCTTCACGATTTCGGCCTTTTCTTCGGGGGTCAGGGGCATGTCGCCCTCCTTCTCAGGTTGATCAGGCCGAGCCTGACGATGGGTGAAAATGTTCTTGATGCTGTTGGCCACCATGGCGACCCAGGACTCTTGCCTGACAACGGGCTGGCCGGATTCGTCGAAGACGATCTTCCCTGCCTCGACCTTGTAGCCGTACACCTCGGTCACACCGCCATTGCGGCTGATCACAGCCTGAGAGTCGGTGAAGTCGGCAACCCATGCGTACTGATCGGGCCCGGAGGCGAATCGCTCCTTTGCGGCGCGATCGAGACGCTGCTCCCGCTCCCGATAGGACTCGCCAACCAGAGCGCCGGAATTCGGCTGAAGCGGGACAGCCTGGTCGGCGTTTACCATCAGGCCGACGCCCTGCTCAGGAGTGGCCGCCCCTACTTCGTGCAGCAGGATCGCGTCGTGGTCCATGCTCTGGATGTCGGCGACCCACTCCGCGCCCTGGGCACGCTGGCTTTCGTCCGGCTCGATGCGATTGAGGAATGCGGCAACGCTAGTATGGATCGGGGGGACGTCCTCCCCCTTCTCCAGCGCTTCGACGCGCTGCAACAGTTCACGGCCGCCCTCCGTGGACTTGGCGAACTCGACGTCGACCCACTTCTCCATGTAGACCCGGTTGCCTGACTTCTTCACGTTGCGGTTCCAGGCGCCGACGTGGGCGGCGTTGATCCCTTCAGGCGAGAACGCAGACACGAACTTCCCGTCGACCATCGGGTGCCCGAGCGGCGCCAGCGTTCCCTCCAGGCCTGGGTAGTGCTTGTCGATCTGCTCGGCGGTGTAGAGACCACCGTTCATGATCACGCCGGCCGGCAGGGTGTAGCTCGGCAGAACCAGATGTTCGCGCCCGTTGTGTGTCTCACGCCGAATGCTGGCGCTGTTGACCTGGGTGGTGATGTTGACCTGCATGGGCATGGCTCAATCCTCTTTCGCCCAGGGCCCGCGCCCTTTGGCTTTCATGACTTGGTAGTTGCGGCGCGCGCGCTCGACGATGGCCGGGACCACCGGGTTCCCTTCGTCATCGACCAGTACCTCGACCTGGCTGCACTTGCAGTTGATCGAGTTTCCGTCTCGGCTGTACCAGTTCCTCACCTCGTCCGAGGTGTAGAGCCTGGCGTGCCTGGCCGCATGGGTTGCCCTGGTGCTGGGGGACAGGGCCGACATATGCATCAGCTTCGACTGAACGCCGTAGTCGGCCTCAGCAGCGTCTTTTTCGTCCCAGCGAGCCCTTCGGAGAGCGGTTGTGACTTCGGTGCGTGCGATGCGATGGCCGCGACGCGCCTCGATGCCGGTCTGGGCGGTCAGGTCCCGTGCGATTTCGCGGGGATTCTTCCCGCGCCCCATGCCCTCGGCGAGAATGCGCGCCATGTCGGCCTTGACTTGGCCGGACAAGCCCTTCATCTCCTCGAACTCCCGGGCGCGAAGCAGTGCCATCCGCGCGCGGTAGGCGTCAGATCGAAGCAGGACATCCAGCGATTCCCGGCCGGCGCGGTATGCAGGCGATTGCTGCGCCAGGTTGGCATGCGTCTGTGCGGTACCGCGGATGTAGGCAACCCCGACATAGGATTCAAAGAACCAGAGGTCGCGCTCCCCGCCCTCCTGCAGTATCTCGTCGACCATCAGGTTGGTGTCGGCGAAGATCGCGGAAAGAAGGGCCTGGTCGAGACGGTAGGTGTACTGCTCATTCACCACCGGCTGGGCCGGGATTCGATCCAAGGCAGCGACATAGCCATCCCGGATTTTCCGCATGCGCCTGTCGAACTCGCGCATTGCGCCCCTTTCCAGTCGATCTACCCCGGTCGGGTCACTGCTGCTCGCCGGTAGGATCGGTGCGCGCGGCATCTTCATCCTCCGGTTCGGTATCAGGCAGCGGGTCACCGCCCACGAGCGGGTCGTAGCCAGCCTCTTCGCGGATCTCCTCCGCGGTGAATACCGGCTCGCCAGTGCCGATTGCGGCGCTGTTGATCTCGCTCATGGTCTTGGAGTTGGCCAGGCGCTCGGCCTTGGTTGGAACGGTGAGGTCATCCCAGATTGCCGTAAACTCGGCCTTCAGAGGGACCACGCCGATGCGCATCAGGTGCCCGAACAGGTCGTTGATCTCGAACGTCAGTTCTTGCACCCGGCGCGCCTGGCATCTGGCGTTGTGGTACTTCTGATCCTCACTGCTCGCCCTTTCGCCGGTCTGCATGCCCACCAGGATCTTGGTCGGGATGTCGACGCCGGCGGCGGCGGTTTGCAGGTTGACGTTGTAGGTCGGGCCAGGGTCGGATACCGCAGAGACCAGCTGAGTGGCCGTCGCCCCTTGGGTCGGAAGCATCACGTCGTTGCCGCGGTTCAGCTGGCGTGTGGCATCGTTGAACCGCTGGTTCAGCTGGTCAAGCGAGACGCCGTACATCGAGGCGATGTTGTTGAGGTCGATTTCCTTGTCGAAGTTCAGCAGGAGCTGGCGTGCGGCGTTCTTCAGGAACGATTCGCCACTGCCTCCCTCGACCTTCTCCAAGCTGATGAAGGAGTTGTAGGCAGGCTCCAGGAATCCGATTGCATCGCCGGTCCAGTCTCCGAGAATGAACACCCGGTCCGGATGGATATCTCGCACCAGACCGGGACGACCGGCTTGGGAGGCCTCGGTGTATTCCCACATGGTGGGCTGCCCGTAGGTCTCGCTATCCTGTTTCTCGTCAAACGTCTTGGGCTTAAGGCACCCGGCCCAGGCCGGGGTGACCTTCGCCAGGCCATTGACCTTTCCCGTGACAGGCCTGTCCCACGGCTGGCTATCCCTGATGTGCAAGAGCAGCCCGGAATAACGACCAACAAGGCGGCGCCGGTCGGCTTCGGAGACAGCCCGCCAGAACCTGCCGCCTGCTATCAACGGCTTGTTCTTCCTCTCCCACTCGGTTTCGTCCTTTGAACGGTCCTGGTCGTCACCCTCGATGACCTGCGGATTCGTCTTCCAGCAAGTGGTGACGATCTTCTCGACCGCGCCATGGGCGATGCCGCCCCGGCGGTACATGGTGTACAGGTCGTTGAACGTGATTTCCTGGGGGAATCCGTACTCGCACCATGCCTGTGGCCGCTTCGCGTCATGGCCAATGCCCTGGTTCAGCAGGCTCAATCGGGCACGCGCGATGGCACTGCTCATCGCGTGATTGACCGCGAGGTCGAGTTTGTCAGTCATGGTCAGTCCGATTTCAGGATGAGGCCTGGCTTGTCCGTCTCGCGGACCAGTTCGACAGAAGAGAGGTTGGGGTCACGCCATACCATCGTCCCTTCGGCACCGGCGTTCTCGACCGCCACGGTGCGGGCGCATGTAGTGCAGCGCGCACGGACAACCATGGAGCGGCTGGTAGCGCGCTCCTTGAGGATGAAGATGGCCATCAGCGGGCTCCGGGTAGCAGCATACCGACCGCGCCGCGGCGCTTGATCAGCGGGCCCAACGCGTAGCGGCTCGCGTCCATGAAGTGGTTGTTCTTGTCGATGATCTCGGCGAGCACGTCACCGGTCAGGCGGTCGACCTTGTAGCTGTAGAGCCGGGCCTCGCGCAGGAACCCGGTACAGCGCACGTGAATGACAATCTCGACGTAGCTGCGCAGATGCGCGATGCCATCCTCGACGCTGCCTTGCCACTTCGCCACCGGCTCGATGCGCGGCAAGTTGGCGCGCTTGTGGTCACGCCCCTTGCTCTTGACGTGGCTGATTGTCTCCGGCCTGGCCGAATCGGCCCGCACGGCGTGCAGTTCGATGCCAGGCAGACGGTCGATCATGAACTGGGCGATGTCGTCGTTTTCGAGGCCGACCTTGCTGGCTTCGTACTCGACCCAGAGCCGGCGATCGTGCACCCAGAGCTTCACGCCGGCTGTGGGGTCCTGACTGAACCCCCAGTCCAGGCCGTAGTAGGGGCCATCCCAGCCCGGTTCAGGCGTGAACTCCGCCACTCGGTACTTGCCGGACAGGATCTGCGCGTCGCTGTTCTCGCGGTAGGCGCCATCCCAGATCCAAGCGTAGGTCTGGTCGTCCAGCGACTCCCTGTCGTTCAGGCGCTCCTGATCGAGGACGTCGGGGAACCAGGGATTATCCGTGTAGTTCAGTTCGACGATCTTGGCGCCGGCCGGCATGTTTTTCCGGAACCGGGTGTCGGTAGGGCTGCCGTCCTTCTCCGGGTTCCAGGTGATCCAGACTTCGGAGTCGCACTCGCGAACCGTCGGCACCAGCTTCTGCCAGGCGATCTCACTGACGTTCTCGGCCTCATCGACCCATGCGATGAGGATGCGCGCCTTCGACTTGATGCTATCGAGGTTGTGGCGTAGGCCGGAGAACGAGAACCACACCCGTCGGTTGCGGGTGCGGATGAACTTCTCGCCGATCTCGAAGTAGGCGTTGAGCCAGGGTTCGGATCGGATCGCCTGCTTCACCTCCTCCATAGAGGAGTCTTCCAGGCTGTTCATGTACTCCCGGCCGCAGAGAATCTGCCCGGAGATAGCAGCCTCGGCGAACATGTAGGCCCGGATCGCCGCCATCTTGGCAAAGCTGCGGGTCTTGCCGCTGCCTCGCCCGCCGTAGGCGCCCCTGTACCTCGCGGGCCCGGAGAAGACCGGAATCAGCTTCGGTGGGAGTTCAATCCGTGCTTTCACCAGGCGCCACCAGTTCGATCATGGTCGGCATGGTGGGAATCGGGCCGCCGCCGGGGCCCGAGTGCTCGAACTTGTCGGTGAACACGCCGTGGTGGCGGCCGAGCAGTTCCAGGTTCTTCACCTTGTCCGGCCATTTGATCTTCTTGAGGATGCCGACCGCCGCGCGGGAATCGCCCTTGCCCTCGAACATCTCGGCCAAGTCGAAGCCGCTGAGGTACTGGCGCCAGGCCTTGGGCCACTGGCTGAGCGGGCGGAGGGTCAGGTCATCGTTGACAATGTCCAGGAGGTCCATCTGATCGATCTCCTCCAGGCGCCGGACGACGTAGTCGGCGTCAGACCTGGTGCGCTCGGCGCGCTCCTTCATAGCCGCCTGGATGGCGGATGTGATGTCCGGCTTCTGCAGCAGTTGGTAACCGATCTCGGACGCGCGATTCTTGCTGTACCCGGCCCTGATTGCCGCCTGGGTCGCATTGAGGTCGAGCAGATACTCGGCGACGAAGCGGCGCTGTTTTGCTGTTAGCGCCATGGGTCACCTCAACTGAGCCTCAGGATGGGCGCGATGTTGCCCTTGTTGCGGTAGACCAGCACCAGCAGCACCAGCAGGACCGCCAGCAGGTAGGGCGATATCGGCGTTGCGTGGCGCGCCATCAGCACGGCCAGGCTGATCGACAGCGCCTGCATGCCGGTCCCAGCGGCGAGGATGTACGCGCAGAGCGAGACGCCGAACCGGTACGTTGCACCGTGGCGCTGGTACGTGAATATGCGGCAACTGATAGCGCCGCAGACGGCCGCAGCCGTCAGGGTCACCAGATCAACCATCTTTCCGGCCTCCGATCATGCCGACGATGCGCTGCAGAACGATCTGGAGCCATGCCGGCGCGCGGCCACCAATCATCCAGTCGAGCACGCCGATCAGGATCGTGACGATCAGCGCGGCGGTGACCAGTGCGGGCAGTCCGGAGAACTGGGTCGCGCCCCGCCCGACAGCCTCGGTGGCGGCGTAGTAGCCGCCCACCCAGGACGCCAGCAGGTAGCCGAGGCGCCTGGCCATGGTCAGGTCGTGGGCCCAGAGCACGAACAGCAGCGCGCCGGCGAAGCCGCCGATCACCGCATTGACGTCGACTCCGGGGATGATCGCGGTGGCAGTGAGCCCGACGGCGCCGGTTGCTGCTACTGCTCCGCTGCTCGTCGGTTCAGCCATGGGGTACTCCAGAAACGAAAAAACCCGGCGCCAGGGCCGGGTTTTCGGGGGAATCTTTTGATTGGGTGCTACTTCGCAAAGTGGGAAAATACTCCCAAATCTCTTATCAAAATGTCAAGCGGCGTCTCGTTGGGCGGCAACGACCTGCGCCACCGGCACCAGCGCCTGGGCGTCCAGCCGATTGAGCTCCTGCATGAAAATCTCCCAGATCGCCGCCCAGTCACGCTCCCAATTCGCGGCGTACAGTACGAACCCGGGCCAGTCCGCCAGGAACTGGATTACCTTGCCAGGCCACCACTCCTCCCGGCCGTTGACCATGTCCTTCCACGAGTGCATAGCCGCCAAGGCCACCCAGTAAGCGACCTCCTGGCGGGGCTTGTTCATCTTCGGGAGATCGGCCGAAAAGTACAGGAAGGACTGCGCGCGGTTCTGGTCGACCCCGTTCGCCAGCGGCGAGTACAGGAAGTGTCCGAGATGCTGCAGCGGCGCCGGTAGCGTGCTGATCGCATGCATCACCTTGCCGGCGGCGAGCATGTGCTGGCAGCGGTTCAGGTTTCCCGCGGCCCGCCCGGTCCGCGTCTCGTAGGCGGCGATGATTTGGGAGTCGATGGGGAACAGGCCCTCCGGCTCCTTGCTCTCGCCCTGGTACCCCTCGGGGAAGCGGGCCACCAGTTTCTTGCGGCGCTTCGCCCTGGTCTTCCGCGTGGCCTCTTCGGCGTCTTCGATGGCTTTCGCCATCACCGACGCGCCCGGGATGTGGTACGCGTCCTGCCACGCCTGGCGCGCGCTGATCAGTCTCATTTCGACTCTCCCCTGTAGTTTCCTGTAGTCACCGCTGCGCTCCCTGGGCCATCAGCGGAACAATCTTCACCTCGACACGCGGCACCTCGGCGTACCGTTTCGCGAGCATCACATTGACGACCTGGGTGTCGTCCTTCCACGCAACGCCGTTGAGCGCGTCACACACCGCCTTCAGGCAGTTGTCGGCATCGCATTTCACGGTGGGCATGACCTCGCCGATCAGCGCCATGGCCTGGCGCTTCTTCGACCAGGACCGCGGAATGGGGTGGAACATCCGCAGTTCGATGAGCACGGGGCCGGCGATCAGGGGGCGTCCTGCGAGCGCTTCTTGGGCGGCCAGAGCCACCAGAGATTCGTACGCCACGGTCTTCGCCGGAGTGAACATCCGGGCGTGGGCGCCGACGCGACCGATACGAGGCCTTCCCTTCCCCTGAGGCTCGCCGGGTACGGTGAACATCACCGGGCGGAGGTCATGCATCACGGCGCACCTCCGGCGCTTTCCGGCGCATCTTTGCCAGCAGCAGTTCCCGCGCTTGGGCGCCACTGAGCCCATCCAGGCCTTGGGCCTGCATCCGCCGGCGGAGCTGCTGCTCGGCTTCATCCTCGGCCAGGTCCAGCAAGCTCTTCCCGGTGTCATGTTCGATCGCGTGGACGACGGGCTGGCTCAATGGGATGTTGTTAGCCCAGCGCCGGACCATCTCGGCGTAGTGGAAACCGAAGCGCTTGCGGAGGCGATCGTCGTTCACCTCGCCGGTGCGCAGATCGAAAACGCCGGTGGCCTCGGCGGCGGCTTTGACCGCCTGGTGGCGGTAGCGGCACGCCAGGGCCTGATGGAACGCGGTGTCGTGGTCCGGCAGACCGAGCGACTCCGGCTGGACGCTCAAGCAGAGCTCCCGGAATGTCGGCGCCGCCGGCGGCCAATCGAACCGGCTGCCCATGAACGTCAGCATGTTGAGCCCGTGGGCGAGTTGCTGGCCGGTCAGCCCCTGGAGCACGGTAGCCCAGGCGCCGTCAGGG